ATTCATAATATAGGTCTCAGAACCTTGCACGTCCATATGTAATATATTAACTTTTTTACCACCTATCAATTCCTCCAAATATATTCTTTTTGCACCAAAATTATCTTCTTTAACCTCTTGTATATGAACAGGTTCTCCAACATATCCGTGTATAAAAGTTGCAGATGGAAGATTATTTTTTGCAACTTCTATTTGTCTGGGTAAAATATCAAGACAAATATTTTCACAGTTGTTTAGAAAATAATCATTAAAGAATTTAGAGTAATGGGCTTCAGCACAACCAAGTTCAATCATTAATGGTTTACTACTTTTTATATTTTTTATTATATCCAAAAAAATATTAGACTGAATTGGTTCGTGACCAAAAATTTCATTATTGTAAATATCCATTTATTAAAATCCTTTTTTTATTTTTGATTTGCTTTTTTGATTTTTTCTATAATTTCAGTTTCATTAACAATTTTTCCAAAAATATACTTATCAATATTTTCAGAAAAATATTCATATGAATGATTGATTTCAAGGATTAGATCTTTATTAAAATTTTTATGAGGATTTACATAAATCCCAACTGTTCCTTCATGATGACCGGGTTCCCCTTCTATAACATAAGTATGATCGTTATAATCATTAACTAACTCTATCCAAAATTCATAAACATTCCCATTAGCGGTATGAATATTTGTGTCTTCCTTTTTCAATGGATAAATGTCATGAAATACTACGATTCCACCATCATTCAGATGATTTAGAGAATTACAAAAATCCCTGTAAACTTGATACTTTTCGTGATATGCATCAATGTAAACCAAATCAAACTTTGACGAAGATTTTTTAATTGATTCAAAATATTCATCTGTAGTTTTAGATATCACATTTTGAAGATGCCACATAGTATCATTAGTACTATCTACACCTGTTTTAAATTCACATAAAACATTATCCCAACAGTTTCCTGCAGCAACTCCTAATTCTAGATATGAAGAATATCCAAGTTCAGATATAATTTTATTAAATAATGAAGATGTCCACATTTTTTTGCCACTACTAATCTATATATTTGATTTTTATTTACCGAATCTTTCCAGAATAGTTCTATTTGCAATTATATTGGATCCAGAGTCTCCGGAACCAGGTCTATCTATTTGATTATAAAAAATGTTCAAGATAGAATTTTCCCACTTTTTCCAAGAATTTTTTATTTCTTCTCTAGAATCTCCAATAAATAAATCCCAATGTTGATATTGTTCTTCTGGAATATTTTTCCAAATAATATCAGATGAAGACATATCATATTTTTGTGTCCAATGTGGATATGATTCTGCATCACCTATTGGACCATTTAGAGGGGATTTCCAAGTATAATCATAATTACTTTCTATACTTTCATAGAGAGCAATATCATTAAGTTTGAGCCTAAAAACCCAATCTCGATCTTCCCATCCACCTAGTGTAAATCTTTCGTCCCACCACCCAATGGATCTAATCAATTCTTTTGAAAACCCCATAAATCCAACAGCGTAGAGAAAAACACATCCAAATCCATTCTCTAAAAGATTGATCATTTTTTCAACTTCATCAACTGTTGGATAAGTCCTATCATTAATCAAAATGACCCATTCTGTTGGAGAAGTTACTATTGAATGATTAATTAATTGCGAATAAGTTGGATATAATTTTGGATACCTATCAATCCTATTATTCCAATGTACTTTATATTTTTTCTCTAAAGGTTTCAATGCAGAAATTTGAGCATCTACCACATCTCTATTGCAACCACAATGAAGACAAATTGTAAATTCTTTTATTTTCATTTTTTTAATTTTTAAACTAAAATAAAACGGTTTTCATCAGTAACAACAAGGTTAATATCATCCCCATCATTTCTATGTTGCCAATAGTTTTTAGGTGTGTATGGATAATATATGGTTTTAGCGTCGGATAACCAAGAAGCCCACCAAGAATATGAAGATTGAGAAATTGCTATTGTTTTATAAGATGCAATTTCAACAAAGTCTTGCCACTCAGAATTAGATCTCACTTGACAATTAAAGTGCCCCTGAATCTCCTTTATATATTCAGTATTTGGACCATCAGTGTATATAACTGGAACTTTTTTAGAATCTTCAATAACATTAATATAATATTCAATTGGCAAATTATTATTATCCCTCAAATATTCACCCAATCTTATATGAACAGCTATAAAATCATCATTATATAGTTCCATATTCTTTTCAAAAGAATATATCTTTTTAATCAAATCTTTATATGGCCTAAAATTTTCATAATTTTGAAAAAATCCATTAAGGCATATACGACCATTGTGCTTTGAAATTTCTTCATAATCAATTAAAATTCCAGGTTCTCCACTAATAGTCAAATCATTATCTGTAACTATCAATGAATTATTTTGATCATATGTATTATCAAAATTTCCGGGTTTAGATGCCCACAAAAAATAATTAGTTTTTTCAGAAATAATTTTACCTACAGCATATTGCCCTAAACGATTTGCAAATCCAGAACATATATCGGATTGACCCCTATATTCTATACTAATCATTTATCAAACCACTCCTTTCTCCAAGATTGCCCTCCAGCAAAATGCCTCACAATTACATCTTTCCTCTCAACACTATTAATGTTAAATTGACATCCAGATTCTCCAGGCATTTCGGTTACATTCCAACAAGTTGGTAAAATTTCAACATGTTGATACAATTCATCCAGAGAATAAACGGTCCACTCATCTTTAAAAGAATGCCAACCATAATGGGCGAGATTATAAAATGGAATATTTGAATGACGTTTAATCCCAGCTAAAGAGTACCAAGAAGCTTGTTCTCTAAAAATGTTCCAAAAACTATCATAATGTCCAAAATATTCATGAAGTGTAATTTTATCCTTTAGATTTTCATACCTATTATCATCTAATAAAAGATTAATCATATTTCTAGACCAATCATTTACACGAATAGAATATGATCCCATACAATGTGTATTACCAGAGTCAATACAATAAGTAAATGATTTATTGCAAGGATATTCAACATCAAGTTTATGAATACACATATCAGCATCAATATGTGTAAGAATATCACCTTCCTTTAAAGTACCATTATCAATAAGATCTCGAACAATAGTAAACTTCCACCAAGTTGGATGACCTCTAAAATCTTTTTGTGGCCCAATATATTCTAGATATTCATATCCGTGAATATTACAATACTCTTTATTTCTAGGAGACATATAAGTCTCAAAAAAGTTTTGCCTATAGTCTGGATAATTGGCAATAACCATTAAATATTTTTTCATTATCAGTCCTCTTTCACAAAGAATAATCCTCTATTATAAAAATGATTATCCATATAAGTTGAATTATATTGGACCGCATCCTTATAAGTAACTTCTTTGAGTTTTTCGGTCATTGCATCATTAAATACAAATCCATATCTACCCAAATGCTCAATCCAATAATTTTTTGGTTGACAATTAACGTGGTGATGACCATCTTGTCCGGGTTCAGCATAAGTAATGGCAAGATATTTACATTTAGAAAATGCATCTAAAAAATTATCTCTATATTGCTCCTCAACGTGCTCAACAAATTCACAAGACCAACACAGATCAAATGTTTTATCTAAACTAACGGGACCTTTAGTAAAATCATGAAATTTTATATTATTTTTAAACGGACTATTATGATAAACAAAACTAGATCCTTCAATACCCATAACATCATTACAATGCTGTAAAAATTCTTCTACGGCATATCCCATCCCACATCCTACATCTAAAACAGATTTAACTTTAAATTCATCACACATATATTTCCAGAGATTAGGCATATATGTAGCTGGATCCCTTTCTACTAAGAAACCCCCAAGATGTCCCTCATCAATCATTCCCATATTTTGCAAATGCATCGTATCCATAGTCTTAAATTTCCTCAATAAAATAAAAGTTTTTAAATTTCATATCTTCTATACATTTATCTATACACTCACCACCAAACCAGTTATTTGGGGCAATAACCATTTTACTCTTCGCTAACCATGCTCCCCACCAAGAGAAAGATGAATTAGCGATTATATGATAATTACACATAGACATCAAACATAGATCAAAATCTGTCGAATTATTTTCTGAGATAATGAATCTATCAGATGAAAATAAATCAGAATTTTTACACCACTCATAATCATCAGAAAAAACCAAAATAGGTAAATCTTTCGGAAGATTTTCTATAGATTTTTTATAAAAATTATTATTTTGAAGAGGATGATTTGGATTAATTGTATAGTCACCTCTACGAACGTGTAGAGAAATAATTTCACTATCAAAATTATCTTGAATAAAATTTTGACACATTTCAACCAATTCTAAATTAAAAGAAAAATCTTCCCTTATTTCATCTTCTATGTGAGAAAAATATTTCTCAGTCTGATAATACCCAAATAAATCAATTTGATCTGGACAATTTAAATATAATTCTTCATCAAATTCATGTCCCCTTTCTGGAAGAACGGGGTTTCTTGTTAATGAAATATTATTTTTAGATTTTATATCAAAAATATTATAAATGCTAATATCGGATTTTCTGACATTTGTATCAATATTTCCAAATACTTCTTCGGGTGGAATGCAATATTCATATCCACGATGTTTTGCTATTCCCTTTAGAGAAGCATATTGGAACATTTGATTTCCAAGTCTTCCCATATTTCCAAGATGATTAAATGATAACATTTTCTTTGTACCAATTATAAGTTAATTCTATACCATCACGAAGACTAATCTTAGGTTCCCATCCAAGCGATTTGATCTTATCTACGTTCAAAACTTTACGGGGAGTTCCATTTGGTTTTGTAGTATCCCACTCAATATCACCCACAAAACGAACAACATCAGAAATTGTGTGTGCAAGTTCTTTAATTGTTACGTCCTCACCAGTTCCAACATTAATGTGTTCCGCTTCATTATAGTTTTGCATAGAAACATAACACGCCTCTGCAAGATCATCAACGTGCAGAAACTCTCTCATAGCAGAACCATCACCCCAGAGTTTCACGGAACCATAATAAGGTCCACCCATATCAATTGTATATCCGTGCTCTTTCATATAATGGAACTTGGCAATCATCGCAGGGAGAACGTGTGATGTCTCCAGATCAAAGTTATCATTAGGACCATAAAGGTTCGTAGGCATCAGGGAGATGGCATTAAACCCGTGCTGCTGGCGATATGCTTGACACATCATAATACCAGCAATCTTTGCAATCGCATAGGCATCATTAGTTGGTTCCAGAAGACCAGTCATTAACTGATCTTCAGTAATAGGTTGAGTTGCAAACTTAGGATAGATACAAGATGATCCAAGAAATAAAAGTTTCTTCACACCCCAACGGTGAGAAGACTGAATAATATTAGTTTGAATACGAAGATTTTGAGTCAAGAAATCTGCCTTATAATTATTGTTCGCCATAATACCGCCAACTTTGGCAGCAGCAACAAAAACATAATCAGGTTCTACAGATTGAATATACTCATCAGTTATTAGTTCATCTGCAAAATCTACAGATTTGCGAGTCCCTTTGATGATGTTGGTATAACCTTTACCTTCAAGATTTCTCACGATTGCAGAACCAACCATTCCGTTGGCACCAGCAACTAATACTCTAGAATCACTGTCCATAAATGCACATATCCTCAACTAATTGTTTGAAAGAAATCTTAGGTTCCCAACCCAATTTTTCCTTTGCCTTAGTGGCATCACCTAATAAGGTCTCTACTTCAGCAGGTCTAAAATATTTAGGACTCACTCTTACAACCTCCCTTTTAGTATTCTTATCAATACCAACTTCATTAAGTCCTTCACCTTCCCATACAATATTCATACCAAAGTATGGTGCTGCTTCCTCAACAAACTCACGCACCGAATACTGCTCTCCTGTGGCGATCACGTAGTCATCAGGTTCATCCTGTTGAAGCATCAACCACATCGCCTCTACGAAGTCCTTAGCGTGCCCCCAGTCGCGCTTTGCGTTTAGGTTGCCGAGATATAGTATATCTTGCTGCCCAGTTGAAATGGATGATAGTCCGCGAGTGATTTTTCTTGTGACAAAAGTTTCTCCTCTTCTAGAGGATTCGTGATTGAAAAGAATTCCAGAATTTGCGTGTAATCCATAAGACTCTCTGTAGTTTTTAACAATCCAGTATCCATAAACTTTTGCAACTCCATAAGGTGAACGAGGATAAAAAGGTGTAGTTTCAGATTGTGGAATTTCTTGAACCTTACCATACATCTCCGATGTAGATGCCTGATAGATTCGAGTTTTGTTTTCCATTCCAAGAAGACGAACTGCTTCAAGAATACGAAGAGTTCCAAGTCCATCAACCATACCAGTATATTCTGGCATCTCAAAAGAAACCTTAACGTGACTTTGAGCACCAAGATTATAAATCTCATCAGGTTGAACTTGTTGAATGACTCTTACAAGATTTGTAGAATCAGTCAGATCCCCATAATGTAGTTTAATCTGATTGTAAATGTGGTCAATACGGTCAGTATTAATCAAAGATGATCTACGAACAATACCATGAACTTCATATCCTTTCTCTAAAAGAAGTTCTGCAAGATAAGATCCATCTTGACCTGTGATTCCAGTAATTAATGCTATTTTCATTTTGTAAATAAAAGGTTTTCAACAACAATAAAATCCATTTCTGTATTTTCTAAGACATCAAAAGCATCTTCAACTGTAGTCAAAATTGGTTTACCTTTTATGTTAAAGGAAGTGTTCATAATGACCGCAATTAAATTTCTCTGCTTCAATACAGTAAGTATATCATAAAATAGTGGATGTTGGTTTTGATTGACAGTTTGAAGTCTTGCTGTCCCATCTTCATGAGTAATAGCAGGCAAAAGACTTCTATATTCTTCACGGACAATGGGAGCAAAACTCATATATTCCGAAGGAAACGCATTCTCAAAATATAAATTTTTATCCTCTTCTCTACAAACAGGAGCAAAAGGTCTAAACCATTCCCTAAATTTAACTTTAGAATTTAATACATCTTTCATATCAAGAATTGATGGATCGCAAATAATACTCCTATTCCCAAGTGCTCTAGGTCCAACCTCAGAATAACCCCTAATAATTCCACCTATTTTACCTTCTTTTATCAAATCAACAATTAAATCCGAAGTTGCATATTTAACTTTACCGTTAGATTCATATTTCTCATAATACTGAATGATTTTTTCCCTATCCATAATATCGATACCGCAATATGGAGAAGGATTGCAAGAAATTTGCTGAAATCCAACAAAATGTCCAAAAGATAATCCACAATCACCAGGATAAGGAGGAATATAAAGTTTCAAGGATTTTTGACTTAAATATTCTGCCAATTTTTGATTAAACAAAACATTTAATGCGCATCCACCAGAGAAAACAACATCTAAATTATACTTTTCAATATAAGGTTTAATAAAAGAAAAACAAAGTTCTTCAAATACATATTGATTTGTTGCAGCCAAATCATAAGAATCTTTACCAGAAAAACAATTTTCAGTTAGATCAATTCCAATTTCTTCACAAAGAGATTTTTCTATTTGTTCATATCTTGTCCAATGATCAACTGGATGATGTTTATAAAAATTTGTTATAGGATCAATCCATTCATTCCTAACTTCACCATAAGCAACCAATCCCATTATTTTACCAGCGTATGATAATGCATTTTTATTTGCTTTACCATCGTCACAATATTCCTTTTTAATTTCACTCACATAATATCCCAAAGCACCGTAAATTCCAGGATTAAATACAAAATCTTCAGATTTATAATTTGTATGAACTATAGTATCATTCTCACCTTCAATAAATTTGTAAATACTATAACTTCTAAGTGCCAACTGATTTTCATATTGGTAGTCCAATCCACCACCATCTAGAGAAATTGCAAGAGCATTAGTAAATCCACTTTGAAAATATGCACCTGCACAATGGGACATATGGTGCCCCATACAAAATACTTTTGAGTTTGGAAAATTACTTCTCAAATATTCCAAATCTTCATGGTCTAACTCACTGTATAATATAATCTCAGGTTGTTCTTTTAATTGTGTTTTAATATATCTCAAAAAATTATTTCTAATATCTACATTCGTACCTATAGAACTATTATCATCCCTTTGCCTAAAAACTCCAAACCTTTTTTTACAAAATCTTTCATACTCAAAAATTCTTACCTGATCATTCTTATCAACAAACGTAACGGAAGCATCATGATATCCATTTATTGCTAATATTTTAGAATTCATAAAAATAATACACTTAACATTTATTATATATTACAAAAAAAGAGGAGGTTACCCTCCTCTTAGGTCTATTTCAGGCTCGCCACCAATTCTTTTACTGGAAATTGGAAACCAGGCGGGAGAGAGTCCCATCCGCACCACTTGCCTTTTTAAGGAAAGGCAAGAAACCTATTTGTTTTCAGAAACAAAGTCATTAATAACTTGCGCTTGCTGAAGAACTTCATCTAGAGTTGGATATTTTGGAATATCCATCTTGACAGTATTCATAGAACTTTGATTCCAGTCTCTTACAAAGTCGTAATTAACACAAAAATTATCATTGAGCATACTATATGCTTGTTTGAAAATTTCAAAACGAAGTTCGTAAGGTGTTTTAGACATAATTAATCTCCATATGTGTGTTTGTGTGTAGCAATAGGGTCATATTGACTCCACCAGTACTTTTAAAGTCTCTCCGTGACTAAGGGGTTTGCTCCCGACCAGTGCTGTTTAAGTCCATCCGTGACTATTCAATCATCTTTTACGTATGCAGGAACACCATCAGGATCTAACCAACAGGTATAATCGTGATCTTCCATAGCAGTCATAAGTTGCATTTCATTATCCAAAAGATACATATCTTTATACCTACCAGTATAAGAATCTACTTTTTGAATTCGATAATCAGGTTTTCCATTAATTTCTAATGTACCTACCTGCACATATCGATAAGGAAAACGTTCTAAAAGAACGGTGGGTTTCCTAACAACTTTCATTACGCAACCTCAACAGTTTCAAGATCCTGTGCAATATATTCCATCAGGATTTCATAATCATCAAGAGGTTCTCCAGAGAACACCGCACCTTCATTTTCATAGAAGCGGCGTACCTTTTTATAAAGTTTCGGATTCTTTACATCAAGGTAGAAGTCACCATTAGCAGCAGCACGAAGAGTACTGACATCTTTCTTGAATTTTTCGATCAGAGACATTGTTTTGTTTTGTTTGCTCTAGTATTATAAAGGTTTAAGAGTCTTGTGTCAAGTGTGCCAGTTAAGGAACTGGCGATCGGGGTGACACGGATCGAACGTGCGTCTTCTTGCTCCCAAAGCAAGCCGTCTACCTCTGACTTACACCCCGTAGTAATGAAGTTTTCTGTGACAGTTAGAACAGAGACAGATGCATTTTTGCATTTCTTCTAAAATTGATTCTTTACTCCTATTACAAAGTAAAAAAGCAATATCGTGTTCTTTTTCTTTTGGATTGAGATGATGCCAGTCTAGACAGGCATTATCATTTTCCCCACATCTCTCACAGAACTTTTCATCCATAATATTATTATACCACATTCTCTTCCTTTGTCTAGCCTCTTTTGATCTTTGAGCGGTAATAGACTTGTTTTTCTCATACCACTGCTTCTGTGCGGCTTTTTGTTGTTCTGGATTTGAATACGGCATAAAAACTTATCAAATAAGTTCAAAACTATTTATATGTTTTGAACTTAATAGTTACACCGTTATTTAGTTCGATGTATAAGCATTATACCTATAATCGGAGCAATAGTCAAGCCTGCTCCACAAAGTCCCAACCATACTGGACTTGCTGCTAGTGCTTCTACAATATGAAAAATCATTTTACATATGCGTGATCAAGTGACCAAATAAGAAATATACCGATTAATCCAAAGATTGTTAGAAAATTAAAGATTAACTTTGACATATGATTATTAAGGTGTTGTAAAAACAATATTTCCGCCCTTACCATAATGAGATCCATATGGAACATTATAATTATAAAAAACTGTCCATTTGTCATTATTGAGAGCATAAGTGCCAGTATTTACTAAATCCTGATAAGTTGCACCAGAATTTACCGCAGCACATAGAGTGTTAGACCAAATATCAAGACTTTTACCTGCGGTTGGAAATTGTTCAGAAGATAATGTTCTATCCCTCCAACTAATATATGGTCCACCGTAAGAACCAAAAGATACTGTAGATGCACTTAAGGTCATTTCACTTGGTCCAGGAGTAGATACAAGTATTCTAGAAGATATAGATCTCTCAACTTGAACACCCCAAAAATCAATAATGTTATCATTATTCGATGAAGCAAGTAAATCTAAAAATGTTTTAGAAGACGCTGAAGGTATTCCCGAATAAGAAATTCTCGTCCACTCGCCAGTTAGATCTAAACCATAATTTTTGTTTAAAGATGGATCACCACTAAGACTACTCACACACCCATTTTTAGATCCAAAAACATGTCTTGCCCAAAAACTAACGATATATGTATCAGTACCATTAGGAGTAAATCCTGGTATGTTAATTCTTAATCTAGAATTTCCACTATTATTACAGGAAAATCTAATACCTTCATAGTCGGCATCTGGTGATTGGATTCCAGTCTCTATAGAAGCGGTTGACGGAAAACTATTTTCCCAAGTAGAAGGATTGTATAATCTATCAGTAACAAAATTTTGCCCCAAAGTACTATTGACAGGCACATTAAGACTACTTCCAGGAAAAACTATGGAAGCGACCCAACTACTGTGGGTTCTAAAGTATGAAGAAGATGGATTAATTGTAGCAGTAACTGAAGCCATATATCATTTAATTAATAATTTATATATTGTTTTTCAATATCCAAATAGAATGCACAATTCCGAACAATATAAAAGATCCAATAATACCACTGATTATACCTACCCTTATTTCATGATTTTTAATTTTTTTAGATATAGACAAATCTATCATTTCTTGAATTTCACCTTTATCGATCATTTCTCATCTCCCAAAAACTTCGCAAGAGGGTCTTTCCGAGTTTTAACTATTTCAACTGCCCTCTTATAGAACATATTGTCGGTATTACCAGAAACTTCAAAAGTCTCTTTGATCTTCACCCAGTTATTATAGGTGTGCTGATCCATAGGTTTTTTATTTTAGTACTACTAGTTATACTAGTCGATATTTTCATCTTGTCATCTATGTGTTAATATTACAACATAGATTAAAAAAATATTAAATTAAAAACGGAAAGGGTGGGATTCGAACCCACGGTGCTACTAACACGCTTGTTTTCAAGACAAGTTCCTTAAACCACTCGGACACCTTTCCTTAATAAATAAAAATTGATATATTCAATTAATAAGATGATAGATCTGAAGTCATTATACCAAAATTCTTGTGATAATACAAGTTCTGATATTTTTTTCCATTTACCTATTTTACTGTACTATGCAAAAAAATGCAACCATATAACTGAAATGGGTGCTAGAGGAGGAAATAGTACAAAAACATTTCTTTATGCAAATCCAAAAAAATTCATATCATACGACTATCAATACACAAACCCAGAACCACACTTAGTTGAAGACATAAACAATTTAATTTCAATATTTGAAGAATGTAAAAAAATAGGAATTAATTGCGAATATATTGGCGCTGATGTACTCAATATATCTATAGAAGAAACAGATTTTCTATTTTTAGATACTTGGCACTGCTATGATCAACTAAAGGGTGAATTAAATCTACACGCAAGTAAAGCAAAAAAATACATAGCGTTTCATGACACATTCACATATGGTGAAGTAGGTGAAGGATCTCCATTAGCAGACATTAATCATCCACAAAAAAATAATTTGAACGGTTTAGGTGGCATCAGAAAAGCAATTGATGAATTTTTATTAGAGAATAAAAACTGGGAAATAGTATATGAAACAAAAGAAAATAATGGTCTAATAATAATTCACAATAAAGATTCTATCTAATTTCAAAATCTAATTTCTTTACCTTTCTCTGACGACGCTGTTCTTGCCATTGAATATCTTCATTGGTGAGAACAGTTGATTTAGTCTTTGGGTAATAAGAATTCAACATAACAACCTGAGATAAGTCAACTGCTGAAATCTTATCTCCACGAACTGTTGCCATATTTGAACAACCACAAGATACGGTTTTTGTTTGATGCCCTTCTATCTCCCTACCACAGGTACGGCATCTAATTCTTAAATTTTCCATTTTATCAAAAAATAATTATTGTAAATGTGATCTTAACATCCAAATAAACTTACCGTGCGATTCCATTAAATCTTGAACCAAATTAGCAGTAGCATATGACTTCTGATCTTCTGCTTCATCAGAAATTTCCTTCAATAAATCACAAAACTTTTCATTATTTTCAAGGAGTTCTGAGAGCATATTGTTTGCTGTAGTTGAACTTGCTGCCTCTTTAATCTGAGTAACCTCAAGCATTCTAGAAAGAGAACTTAAAGGTTTTACATTTAAAAAACGCATATGTTCAGAGAGACGATCGATCTCTTCAAACATAGTTTCATATTGTCCACCAAAAAGTTGGTGAAGTTGTGTGAAATCAGACCCTACTACATTCCAATGAAATGCCCAAGTTTTATGAAATAGCACAAAAAGTGATGCCTGAGCATCACTAAGTAATTTATAAAGTTTTTCCATTATACTCTTTTTGGAGTATTTATAAAGTGGGCAATCGCAGATTCGAACTGCGGACTTTCTGAATGTAAATCAGACACTCTAACCGCTGAGTTAATCGCCCTATAAAAAGTCAATATTGACTCATAAGATATTCAACAGTATTTGCTACATCATTCATAGCATCACGAAGATTTGGTTGCTGTCCAGTTTCTTGTTTACAAATTGGTCGATGATCGTCAGTAAGAGACCAGCGCCACAAATTCATATCTTTACAGTACCAGAGATTAATTTTCATTTTTTGCCTCTTTCATTATATAGGATACATTAAAAAGGGGAGTTTGTCAACTCCCCCCGAATATATCACTTAGTGATACGGTCTACGGCAATACGTGCCTTATTAAGGATAGAACCACTCAAAGGAACATAACCCAGATCATCAGCAATACCCTGTGCTTTAGAACTCAAAGAATACTTGAGAGCAGCACGAATATCATCTGCCTTTTCACCATTACCAGTCTTATATGCAAGAACCCAAGTCAGAGTTGAAATTGGATATGCAGTTGCGCCTGCAGGATTTGGATTCTCACCAGCAAGGTTCGCATCTAGTTTGATACCATTCAGTGCAGCAGAACCAGAAGCAGCAGTAGGAAGAACAAACTTACCTGCCTTATTTTGAATTGCTGCTGCTTGGAGTTTATTTGCTTTTACAAATCCAGTATTGACATAACCAATAGATCCAGGAGTTTGGCGAATGGATCCTGAAACACCTTCATTTCCTTTTGCACCAATACCAGTAGGCCACTTAACTGCCTTACCTACACCTGCTTTCCATCCACCAAAAGCATCTAGAGAATTAGTGAATGCATAAGTGGTTCCAGAACCATCCGCACGATATACGGTGCGAATAGGACCAGCAGCACATCCAAGTGCCTTCCAGTCCTTAATGCGACCAGCAAAGATGTCTACAGTTTGCTTCTGAGTGAGTTTCAGAGTACAACCTGGTTTGTTATAAGCAACAGCAATCGTTCCACCCACCATAGGAATCTGAACGACACCACGCTTCACCTTTGCTGCTTCTGCTGGTTTGATTGGTTCGTCGCTTGCTCCGAAGTCAACTGTGCCCGCAAGGAATTGACGAACACCAGCACCAGAACCAACGGACTGATAATTAACCCTATTCCCAGAAGTTCGTGCATAATCTTGGAACCAGCGTTGATAAATTGGTGCAGGGAAGGTGGCACCAGCACCGTTCAAAGTCGTTCCCGCAAGTGCAGCAGTAGGTGCAGCAAGAAGACCAATTGCAAAAATGTGTTTGAGTTTCATAAAAAGTGAATAACTACGAAGTAATTTTACTAAAAGTAAAAGTCAAAGTCCACTAAGAATAGGTTAAGAAATCAAAAAACTCCCTTAACTTCATCCCTAAGACCATCCAATACACTACTATCATTACCAGCAACAACAATAATTGCTTCAGTTCCTCTACACCAAACTCCAATAATAGACTCACCAATATGTCCCCACATAGAAACATTATTTGAAGTTACACCAGTCACTCCCATAATAAAAAGTTTATTTTTTGCTCTTTGCATACAGACTGTTTGTCCATATGGAGTATCAGCAGCATTCAATCTGGTAGCAGGACCAGCAAATGCAGCAGATGTAGTGGCAGCAACAATAGCAGACGCAGCTAAAATAGATTTAATCATTTTTTTTATCTCCATAAAAAAGGGAGGATTGCTCCTCCCAGATCTCAGATTTTATCAGAACTTAAAGGTCGTCTGGATTACACCACCCCAGTTGGAGGAATCTTTAGCAAGACGCTGATTGTCGCTTGCGTAGAAGATTGCAGGAGTGATGCTGATGTTATCAGACACCTGATACTTATAGAAGAACTCAAGCATCGTTGACTTCTCAAGGTCTTCTCCAGTAGGTGCTTGACCGATAGCAACACCAGCAGTATTACCATCAACAAAGACATCTTCCCACTGAAGACCTGCCATCCAAGACTGGCTATCGGTAGCGTCACTCTTGGTGCCACTTACAGTGTTCCAACCATAACCAGCAGAGATAGAGGGAACCCAACCAGACTGAGAAGGTTGCCAGTATGCGTTCAGAGCATAACCGTTAGAAGTTTGACCAGGAGCAAGAGCACCAGAAGCACCATTCAGACCATTATAGGTACGAACACGAGTGCCTTCAGTACCATAACGGTAACCAAATGCAATACCGTAGTTATCACCACGATAACCGATTTGTGCCAAAGTGTTCAGAGCACCAGACTCATCAAATTCACCACGCTCACTATCTTGACCTGCTTGTGCAACATAGTTTACGCCAGCAACAAGACCTTTCTTGCCGTACTGGATACCGAAACCAGAACCAACTGCCTTGTTATAGACACCAGGAGTACCGCCAACTTGGAAGAAGTCAAGGATCTTGGAGTTATAAGCAGAAGGAACCCAAGCAATTTCAGTGTTACGAACAAGAGCACCAGCAGTAATAGTAGTGCTGTTATTAAACACAGGGAACTGATAGTACAGACGGTCGATAACTACGTTGTTACCAACTTCGCTGACAGTACCGTCTGCCTTATCAAGTTTGAATAGTGAAGAACTAGAACCGAAAGGATCGCTACTGAAGTTAGCAGAACGCAGACGAGTGCGAAGCAAATCTTTTCCAGTAAACGAAGTATCCAGATTCAGACGCAGATCGTAATTGAATGCGGCACGAGTTTGATCACCATCTTTAGTCTTGTAGTCATCAACATTGCCGATCACGAAGTTTGCTTCACCACGCAGTTTGGTTGTGGTGGAGAATTGAGTTGCCTCAAGTTCACCGACTTGTGATTCCAGTTTGTCCACACGACCACGAAGAACAGCAAGTTCAGCAGCAAATTCGTTCTGAAGACGCTTCAGTTCATCAGTAACTTCGGTCACGCGGTCGAGGCAAGCATTCAAGAGTGCTGCTGCCTCATAACGAGTCATTGCCTTACCACCACCATAGGTGCCGTTAGGATAACCAGCAACACATCCATAACGCTCTACAAGGTTGCTGAGTGCCTGATATGCCCAGTCAGTGGGCTTTACATCAGAAAACTGCGAAACGCTTGTGACCTGTTCACTGGAGTATTGATTGACTGCTGCCATATTAAGATCTGCCGCATTCGCAGCAACAGGAGCAACCATCCCCAGAGCAACAGGTGCAAGCATCAGTTGTTTGAGTTTCATAAGTTTGTTAAGTTTTACAACTACGAAGTTTATTTATAGCTCCTGTTATTGGAGCAAGCGGGAAACGGGGATCGAACCCGTGATTTCAACTTGGAAGGATGACGTGTTACCGCTACACCATTCCCGCATATTTTAGGAGAAAAGAATATTCTTTTCTCCCGCACTTCCTTCACACAAAAGGAATATAAGACAAATATGAAAATTTGTCAAGCCCCCGATCTGATTCGAACAGACGACCAACGGTTTACAAAACCGTTGCTCTACCACTGAGCTACAAGGGCAAATGGGTATCGAGTGTCCGACACCCGCAGAAGACACTTTCTGCAATTTTCACTGCATTAGAGGACAGTGAATAAGAGAAAACACCAAACCTTATTCTTCCTGTTTTCAGGAACGCACCAAATGGGTTGGGAGACTCTAGAGATTTTACCTCCGAAGTTTGTCCAGCATTTTCAATTTGAAAGAATCGGACATTTCCAATCCTTTCAACTCCCCCACCTGGACTCGAACCAGGAACCCCAGAGTTAACAGCTCCGTGCTCTGCCAATTGAGCTATAAGGGAATGATAAGTGGCTGGGGGAGTAGGAATCGAACCTACGAATGGCGGGACCAAAACCCGCAGCCTTACCGCTTGGCGACCCCCCAATAAGATGGAGTAAGTGTGATATACCTCATAAGGATATAACAGGGACTTACCCTCTATCACTTTATATATTAACAAACCCTTAAGAGTTTGTCAAGCGTCTCAGGCTGGATTCGAACCAGCGACCGACCGCTTAGAAGGCGGTTGCTCTATTCCGCTGAGCTACTGAGACATAAGACAATCATACCAGTTAAGAATTTGATTGTCAAGTGGGAAATCCTGGACTCGAACCAGGCACCTCACGATTATCAGTCGTGCGCTCTAACCAACTGAGCTAATCTCCCATATGGGTTTAGTGGGATTTGAACCCACAACTTCCAGGTTAAAAGCCCGTTACTCTACCGTTGAGTTACAAACCCTGGCGGAGGATGTTGGATTTGAACCAACGGAAGGGTTGACCCCTTCGACGGTTTAGCAAACCGCTGCCTTAAACCACTCAGCCAATCCTCCAAAAAGAGACCTCCCTGTTTGCGCTTCTATGAGAGGCGTGGGAGGGGCAGGTCTTACACAAGGTTTGGACCCCTGCCGCCTATGAGAGTATTGTATCAGTCCTTAGGGCAGTCGTCAACCCATACGGAGCAGATTCTCATAGGAGGTGCCAGTGCCTTACATTCATCCGTATAACACAGACTCTCATCATTCTTCCCATCAACATATCTTGGTTTATATTTTTGATCTGCTTCTGAGATGATACGATCGTATTCGGAAGTTACATCCCTAATTGCATTATCAACTTCCAGTTCAATTCTTGCTTCTATTTCTTTTTGTCGATCTATAGGTGGTACCTGATGTTTAAGACCGAATTGTTGAATTAACAGATTATAAAATTTCCAAATATCTTTCTCATCAATTTTCAACCATCCAGATAATGCTACTGCAAACATCATAATGATTGAAACTATAAGAAATCCTTTAATATTTTTAGGATTTAAACTAGGAAAAAATGATGCCTTTCCATCTTTAATTTGAAAGATTTTAAACATCATTATTCTCCAAAAAGTCTTCTAATGCAGAATCGATAATACTTTTAGGATCAATATGTTTTTTTGGATCTCTAAGTTTTTTAGTATCAAAAGTTAAAGTAGGAGTAATTGATCCATTCTCTTCAACTTTAACTTTTGCTCCAAAAATAGTTCCTTCAGGTTGAACTTCAATTTCATCATAAGAGTTAAGTTTGATTTCACCTATCTCAGTATCAACCTTTAGATGTCCCGCTCTTGCTGCAATATTAACAAAATCCTTCTCATCATCAGGAAGATTTTGGATAGACATAAGAGGGGAGTATATACTCCCCTCTATTTATTGCATCAAGCAGTTGCTTTTGATGCTTTACGTGTTGCCTTTTCTTCAGAAATTTCTGCTCTACGTGCTTTCGCAAGTTTAGTAATTTCCTGTAGTGCCTTACGGGCACGGGTTCCTGCTGCACTATTTCCTTTAGCGAACTTCGCATCCTCAGTTTGCCATGCTGTTACTGCATCAGTAATTTGTTGAACGATTTCAGACATAATACACTCCTTTGATATAATTAAAGTGGGTTAATTATATATAAGCGTTTAAGATAAAAAAAGGGGAGTTTTTTCAAACTCCCCCATATTCAGAGATCTACGGTGATCATTCTGTTAGCATAATCATAAGCATATGAGGTACGGGCACCGTGATGCCCCCAACCAATCCAACTATACGCATAGTCCATATAACGATTGATAGACTTACCAGGGGTTTTCATCCTATCTTCAATTCGTCTCCATTGAACTTCAGTCGTTAGATATCGAAGTTGTGTCGGAAGTGCTGATGGAGAACCACCATACCTCTTAGCAAAATCACCCAATCCATAATAACGATCGGCAGATGTCCATTGAATCAGTCCGTAACCACGTCCGCAGTTACTCCAACTGGTTCTGCTACCACCTTCGCAAATGTTAGGAATAAAAGTTGATTCCTGACGAATATTACCCATAATGGTAGCAAGGGCGTTTTTGTCTTTAATACCACGCTCCTGGAAGTATGCCAGGGTAGCATTTTCATTTTCATTACACCCTTTACAAATTAGCCTTTTCTCTTTTGGCTTTTCGGGAGCAACCTCTAGGATCGCTGTCTTCTCTGGTTCAAACTCCTTAATAATAGAATATGAAGGAGCAGTAGCAGATGATGGCAGTGTTGCCGTTGCGGTTGTAACCGTTGCCAGAAGAGGCAGGGCTACAGTAAAGATGTTTAGCATTAAAATTAATTGAACTCTACATCCGTATAGAAAGGGGGTACACCCTTTTCTCAAAGGGCACTTTCCACGGCTCTAAATCAAACTCAAAATCTCATAATAAGTACCCTGCTCATAACAGGGATTTTTCCATAATAAGTTTTTATTTAGGATTTGTCAAGTAAACCAATTTTTAAAGTGGTACATATAAATAAATTATAACGCATTTTAAAAAATGTCCAAGTCGCCAAACAAGGGTAAAAAGGGTTCTGCTGGTGGTAAGCAGTCCAAACAAAATCAAGGTAATGCGACTGCTAAGAAGGCAAAGAACGGCGGAAAGAAAAAGTGAGGAAATATGCCAAGAGAATGGAATACTCCAAAGCGTGAGCCTTGGAATGCTCCTATCCACAATATTCTAAAAGCGATCGACAATCACACGCAAGAGTACTTCAAGAGCGGTGATGAGTGGCACCTCACAAAAGCAGAAATGTTAAGAAAATATTTAGATGAACTGAAGACTTGGATTCATAAACAAGAAGGTAGATTATAAATGATTCATGATTTTCCTTGGGGAATTTTTATCCTACTTAGTACTGGATTAGCATTTACTGCTTGGATAATTTACTACATACTTAAGATGGCAAACGATGAGATGAAAGATGTATCAGTACAAAATAAAGAAGATCAACAGAGTAATTGATGGAGACACCGTTGATCTAAGTATTGATTTGGGGTTTGGTATTACTATCAAACAAAGAGTTCGTCTTAAAGGTATTAATGCTGCAGAAACAAGAACTCTAAATGTAGAAGAAAAAGATAAAGGTCTTGTTGCAAAAGAATGGCTAAAAAAAGAACTCTCCCGTGAAGGAGAGTGGATTATTGAAACAACAAAAGAAGACAAGTATGGAAGAATACTTGGAACTCTTTATCTTGTAGGTGATCCAGTCACGGTAAATGAAAGAATGTTAAACGAAGGAATAGCAGAACCTTATATGTGAGTATTCCAAAGAGTTCCTTCTGCTTTTCTTCTTCTCGCTAATCCCACCTCAACTCTTGTTCCTGCATTACGATAAAGATATAAGGCATCAGGAACTTTAGACCACTCTTTATGTTTTAAGACTCTTGTTATCGTATTAAAATCAGAGCTTCCATAAAAATCAGCGCCAAGATTATAAGCAAAGCTAAGAATTGCGCCTTGTTGATTTTCATTCATCTCTCCCCAATATGGTATTTTTGAAAGTGATGGAAGAAACCTATTTTTTAAATCAAACTCAAGTAAAGTATCAGCATACTTTTGAGTGATCACTCTTCCCATTTTAAAAGGAGTTCCATCAAAGTCCCTTGTACTGCCCCACCCTATTGTGATGGGAGGTCCTTTTGTTAAAGGATCTGGATATGCATTTAGGTGACATCCCTCAAAAGTTTTAATTAATTGAACACCACAAAGAGGGATGTCATTCTTAAACGGTGTTGACTCTACTTTTTTACGTCAAAAATACGACCCCACCCAGTCTTATCTTTTCCTTTATCTAACCATCGGTAAGTAAGATCTGACTTCTTATATACAGCACCTTTACCATTTGTAACTGCTCCAGTATATCCATCATTTAGAGAACCATAAGGATCGTTGACAACGTAGTCTTCACCCTTCTTACCGATCACTACAACCATGTGCCCACCAGTAGGTGCAGATAAAGAACCCCGATGAAGAATCCCGATAACGACAGGTTTCCCAGCGGCAAGCTCACGATCAAGATCAGCAAAAGAAAGATTGTAACTAAAGTGTGACTTAACACCATAAGAGTCCAGAACTTTTGTCTGAACTGAGTGATCTGTTGTGTCACCAATAGCAAATACTTTTTGAACATAGGCATCATCGCCCTTTGCTCCCTTAAGTGTGCCTGGTTTAAAGTATTCTAATACCATAGCACAAGAAGATGAATTACAGGTTCTATTTGCATCTCTGTAATTATCTGTCTGTGGATAATAAGGAACGTTCAGAATTCCTGGAATTACAGGTTCTAGTTTAGTTCTAAAAATTCTAACCCAATTTGATGTATCATCAATCAAATCTGGATTTTTAGATTCTAAATCCTTTTCAAGTTGCTCAACTGCGGCAACGTGCTTTGGATTTTTTGGATCATAATATTGAAAAAAGTTATGAAGATCTACTTTCATTATTCTTCTCCGATATACACTAATGAAAAAATATCGTGTTCTTCAATATTTGGATCTAACCATTCATTAAATTCTTGTTGAATTGCATATGCATTCTGATATTCATGCTCTTCGTTTATATCACAAAGAGTGTGGATCCTATCAATTGCCCAATCATGTGAACTGCGAAGCGTATTTTCAAGAATTGTCATTAAAATAATCCTTCCTAAAATATCTGGAGAGAATATTGCTATTGTAGTACGCTGGTTCCCCTGAGTCAAGTGCTTCAGTCAACACATTATTTAGGAAAAGTTGCCTTGTTTCTTCAAAATTACACTTACCTTTAGTTTTATGAAGACTTATTATTTCTCTATTGAAAAACTCTTTACCATACTTATCTACATCTTCTTTGAGCTCTGGACAAGAACCATAGTAACGTTTCCAGTCTGATTCAGTTCGAACTCGTCTACTTTTACCTGGCGGCTTGCGGAAAGACCAGAAATATTTTCTACCAACATATTTGCGGTTAGTTTTACTACAAGATATAAGATATACAAAACCAAAATAATCTTCAATATCAGAAGACTCAAAAACTTCTCCATTGAATCTCCAAGGATTCTCATAGCTCATATAGTAATCTTATAGAGCTATTATTTATCCTTCATCGGTAGCAAAGCGATTCTAGCAATAAAAAAGGGGTCTTGTCAAGACCCCTTTGAATTATGTTATGATCTTTATATCAAACAGGTGGTAATTTTGCACCAGTTGGTTTTGGTTCTTGACCCTTTGGATAAACTCTCTTACCCTTTTCACCAGGAAGGATTGGTCCTTTCTCAACATTTTCAGCAATGCTTCTAATACACTCAGAATCCATTTCCATCATCACGTAGAGAGCTTCGTCTAAGGTTCCTACGTGCCCCTGTGAGAAGAGATACTCTAGAACAAGATCAAAAGCATCATATGATTCTTTAACTCCTAATACATTTTTTGTTCTCTGTGACATTAGTTTAGTTGCTCCAGATGAATAAGAACCCCCTGCTAGGTTTGATTGTGCTTGAGGTGCTGATGGGGTTGGTGGTCCAGAATAACCTGGTTTTTCATTTCCAGGTGCTTGAGGTGCAGGTCTTAATGCACGAAGTTCGGCAGATTGTTTTGCCATTACACTTTGACCTGTACCTTTTTGAGTTCCGCTTGGAGTTACATTTTTTGCAAGAGTATTAGCATATTTTGCTCTCCAAACATCCATTCCAGTTTTTTCTGCTCCCTTAATATCACCCATCTTTATTTGACGGTTATACACCTCAGACCCACCTCTAATCTTTTCTGCGGTTGAAGCTGATGATGATGAGGTCTTAGCGGGCGTTGAGGCGGGTTTAGACGCCTGTGGTGCCTGTGAGGCGGGTTTAGGTGCCTGTGGTGTCTGTGAGGCGGGTTTAGGTGCCTGTGGTGCCTCTGGGGCGGGTTTAGACGCCTGTGGATCCTGTGGTGCCTGTGGGGTAGGTTTAGATTTTGAGTTTAAAGCAGCAACTCTGGCATCAATTTGCGCTTTTGTTTCCGGTTTAAATCTCTGTATTTCTGGTCTTAGAGAAGGTTTTTCATTTTTGAAAAACGCAGACTTATTGGCATTTGGAATTGGTCTCTCTTTTTCAGACTTCCAACCAATTATTTTTCCATTTTTATCTTTAACTGCAGATCCAAGTACACCATTTCTTCTAGCAACAATATATTCGGTTTTAGACTCATTGATATTATTCATCAGTTATTCTCCTCAAGAATTGAAGTTATCCAAGATTGACTCATATTTGCCATAATTGCATTTGCTTGCTCCTCAGTTGAAGCATATCCTTCACCTAAAAGGTGATCTTTTACTAAATCAAAAATATCAATTTCTTCTTTAGGAGTTCCCCAAGTCGGTTCTGATGACGATGAAGGTGAAGATGAAGATGAAGATGAAGATGAAGATGAATTGCGTTTTTTCTTTTCGTTATCTGATTGAATATCACTACCAGATTTTTTAATTCCAGATCCCCATTGTTGCATTGTTTGTCCAGTTGACTGTGTTCCTGCAGTCGGGATCGTAGAAAGTGCTCTTCCAGTTTGTTTAACAGCATTTCCCACACCACCAACAGCTAATCCACCAACTCCTTGTAGAATGCTTGGTTTTCCTGCTTTTATCCCAGAAACATCTGCAGCTGCGGTTGCTCCACCAAGACCAAGAGATCCATATTTAACTACACCTCTTGTTATGGGATTAGAAGTGACTGCAGTTGTTGCTCCTTTAGCTTGTGGACTAGTAGCTGCTCTAACTAAAGCACCAGCTCCTTTTCTCAATCCAAGACTTGGAGTCTTTGGTGGTTTTGGTGGAGCAGGTGGGGTAGGTGGAGTCTCTGGTGGTTTTGGTGCTGGTGGAGTCTCTGGTGGTTTTGGTGGAGCAGGTGGGGTAGGTGGAGTCTCTGGTGGTTTTGGTGCTGGTGGAGTTGCTGGTGGTTTTTGAGATGGTCCTGGTGTAGTTTGAGATGAACCTGCAGGTCTAGTTGCAGTGACACTTGGGCGGGGTGAAGTTGATCTAGTTGATGGCGCTGGAGTCTCTACTTTTTTTTCTGCTTCTCTCTTCTGTCTCAATCTTTCTGCTGCAGCTTTAGATCTTTGTTCTCTAGTTGAAGCAAAAGTAGAACCTCCACCTTGACCATAATCTACTGGTTCGGATTTAGATGAACTATTTCTACGTTGAAAACCTTGATATAATTTAGCAGCGCCACCTACAAGACCAGTGATAGCTGCAGCGGCTGCTGGGGCTGCAAGTAATGCTGGAATTGCTTCATTTAAAGTTTCAGAATAAGCATCATAAATTTCTTCCCATGTATAGTCACTTAAATCAAAACCATCTTCTAAAATTAGATTAATAGACTCATTAAAATCTTCTCGGATCATCTCTTCAGTAATATTTTCATGAGAAGAATATATTGATGCATACGCTTCAACTAAAGATCTTGCTTCACTACCAGTAATTCTAGACATTTTTACTTTCTTTTTTTATATTTTTATTTATAAAAAAAGAGGGCCAAAAGACCCTCCTCAACTTACATCATCATTCTTTTTACCTAACCACTCTTTTTCATAATCATAATCACCGAACAAGAATTCATCACTTTCTGCAGCTTCTTTATATGCGTTCAGGATCTCCTGTTCGCACCATTCATCATAATTGGAATCCTGAGAAAGTATCTTTGGTAACATCTTGCTTAATCCCACCTACTATGTAGGACTCAACTTCGGTTTCTTGTGGAGCAACTTGAAGTCCCTTAGAGGAAATCCAATGCTCAGTCCAAGGAAGTGGATTATTTTTTGCGGGAATGTCATAAAGTGGGCGAAAACCAATTGCCTTCATTCTACGATTGGCAATCCATTCGACATACTGCTGTAGCAATTTGTCATTCAGACCAATCATAGATCCATCCTTAAACAGATACTCTGCCCAAAGTTTTTCTTGATTAACAGCGTTCTCAAATGTCCTATAAACCCACTGTTCTTCCTCTTTTGAAATCCGTGCCATATCTGGATCATCACCCTCTTTCCATTTGTTTAAAATGTTTTGAGTGATAACAAGATGCTGATTCTCATCTCTAGCAATTAGTGAGATGATCTTTGCACTTCCTTCCATAAGCTTGAGTTCGCCAAATGCAAAACTGCAAGCAAAACTGACGTAAAAGCGAATACCTTCAAGAATATTAACATTTGCAACTGCTCTGAACAGTTTGCGCTTGAGTTCATATCGTTCTCCTAGTGCTTGTGGAACTTGTTCTTGGGCATATTTCCAAAGATCACTTGTTCCATAATTTTGGGCACTATTAATGAAATCATTATATGCTTCAGTAACACTAACGGCCCGCTCCATAATACGATCCTCTTTCAGAATCGTATCAAAAACTTCAGATGGATCTGGATAAACATTCTTGATAATATAAGTGTATGAGCGGGAGTGGATCATCTCCATAAACTCCCATACCTTCATACACGCTTCCAGTTCAGGAAGGGAGCAGTATGGAGCAAATGCCATACCAGGACCCCTTCCTTGAACAGAATCAAGCATAACCTGATACTTTAAGTTACTAGTAAAAATATGCTTTTGTTCTGGACGAAGAGATTGATAATCTCCCCTATCCTTTTGCAAAGAAACTTCCTCAGGTCTCCAAAAATATCCTAATTGCTGTGTCGTTAGTTTGTCGAAGATTGGATATTTGTAAGAATCATATCTTTGAATTCCTAGTGGTTGACCAAAGAACATAGGTTGCTTTTTGGTGTCTACCTCCTGAGAATTAAAAACGGTCATAGACTCGACCATATTTTTATCCTCCAAACCTGTTTTAAATCTTACAAGACTCACAATCTTCCTCCTCCGTTTCTAGAATATCGGAAATTAAATTCTCAAGTGACTGACGGGTCTCTTCAACCTCATCAGTTTTATGGTCATAAGTATTTTGATAGTAGCTGGTTTTCCAGCCGTACTTATATGTAGTCAACAGATCTTGGGCCATTACTGAAGTGGGAACTTCATTGTCTGGATAGTTTTCTGGGTTGTAAGACCAATTTCCAGAAATAGCTTGATCAAAGAATTTTTGCATAACAGCAACAATATGAATATACCCACGATTGCTAGGCATATCCCACAAAAGCGTATAATTGTTTTTAAGTGTTTGATACTGGGGAACAATCTGCTTAAGTGGACCTTTCTTTGATTTCTTAACGGACAGGTATCCGCGAGGTGGTTCAATTCCATTAGTTGCGTTTGACACAACGGAACTGCTCTCCGATGGCATCTGTGCGGACAATGTTGAGTTCCTGACACCATACTGTTTGACCTGTGCTCTAAGACCTTCCCAATCATATTTTAATTCGTTAGGAACAATTTCATCCACATCTTTCTTATAGGTATCAATTGGCAGAATACCTTGACCATACTTAGTTCTATGGGAATATTCGCAGGCACCCTTTTCTTTTGCAAGATTGACTGTTGCTTGGATCAGGTAATACTGAAATGCTTCAGTTAAGTCGTGAACTAATTGTGAAGCGTTTTGATCCTCATACTTCACACCATGCTTAGCTAGAAAGTGGGCAAGACCAATATAACCTACTCCAAGAGAACGACGTGCTTTAGTTGCAATTTCAGCTGCCTTAACTGGATATCCTTGAAAATCAATCAATTCATCCAGAGAACGAATAGAAAGATCACATAGAGTTTCTAATTCATCATTAGATTTAAGTTTACCTACGTTAATTGCAGAAAGAATACAAAGAGCAATTTCGCCATTTGGATCATCAATATGCTGAATAGGTTTTGTGGGGAGTGTAATCTCTTGGCAAAGATTACTCATCTCAACTTTATCCATAAAGGATGAGTGTGAATTACAATGGTCGATATTCATAATATAAAGACGACCTGTTTCTGCACGTTCTTTTAGAAGGTCCAAAAAGAGTTCTTGAGCGCCGATAGTTTTTCTTGGAATAGACTGATCTCGTTCATAACGAACATACAACTCATCAAATCCATCAGTACCAAAAGCATCATAAAGGCCTGGAACTGCATGGGGAGAGAAGAGAGAAATCTCTTCGTTGCGGATGAATCGTTCATAGAAAAGTTTGGAGATTTGGATACTATAGTCTAATTTACGAACACGATTATCTTCGGTCCCTTTGTTGTTTTTAAGAACAAGGATGTCTTCTATTTCTTGGTGCCAGATGGGGAAGTGGACTGTCGCGGATCCACCGCGTATGCCGTTTTGCGTGCAACATCTGACAGTTGCTTCAAACTTCTTGAGAAATGGTACAACACCCGTGTGTTGAACTTCTCCACCTCGGATTTTGCTGTTGATGCCACGGATTCGACCAGCGTTGATGCCGATTCCCGCCCTCTGTGCAACGTATCTACCAATAGCCATATCACTGCTAAAGATAGAATCGAGGGTGTCATCAACATC